TAAGTACTTATCCCTGAAGTGGTAGTTGTTGTTGGTATCAAAGATACTGAATTCTGAAAGCAATTCACAACTAATTCATTCATGATTGAAAATTGTTAGTTGAACTGCAAAGCCAATTTCATATAATTGATTTTCTAAATTACAATCTGTTTCAGATGGGCGATACATCGTGCGAGTAGATGTTATTATTTTGTATCCTTTCTTCCTGGCTCGGTAACATAAGTTATACCTGCGCTTAACGTGTGGATTAACTTATGCCATAAAACACAGATTTAATTGCTTTTACTATGTGTTTGTAAGTTGATTTATTTTTCAGCTTGATAATCAGAAAACCCTGGTCAAAGTTGATTCTGGTTACTTCAAGATTAGCTCCGTAAAGATTATTGATATCATCAGCCATTTGTGAAGTGATCTTCTTTGTTGTGAATACCTGGTATTTGTCATCTACCGGACGCTTAGCTATCGTAGTAAAGCTGTCCTTTGTTTTAAGGAATACGTATGTCTCTTTGCTTAATTCTTTTAACATGATTATAATGTGTTTCTATTTAATGTGAATGTTTCTTTTACTGGCGCTTCATCACCCGGCTCATCGTTGTTAAACTGAAAATCCTTAGGTGCGAAAATTGATTTATAACGACTTGTGACATAGAATTCAAGAAACTCAAGTGCTGTTTCTTCGTTTTTTTTTGAGATCCTAAAAAGTTTTTTCAAACGAAGCCTTTCTTCTACCGGCACCAGAACTATGTTATATACATCGAGAAGGAATTCTTTGTAATCGTTCCAAGCATCTGCAAATTCAGCACTATCAAACGGCAGCTCAATTTCGTCACGCTCCGGATCCGGAACAAACATTCCAAATTCTTCAATTAATACACCAATGTTCTTAGTGTTACGTTGAAAGTTCTTTTTAATTTTATTGATATCAGAACCATTTCTTAGCCCATTCATGACTACAGCGTCATCATCTATTAGCTTTTGAATTGATTCCACTAGCATTGACCACTTTTGTTTCATATTCTCTTATAAAATTGTGTAAATCTCTGTCGTTCACGCTGTACAACTCTTCAGCTTTATCGATTAAATAGCGTGCTTGACGATTATTTCTATTTGTGCACCAACCAATATCCCTTGTGCTATAATTATTCATGTATGCGAATAGCATCCATGCCTTTCTAGCTGTTATCCACGGTTCAGCTCGACATCGCGAGCGAATTAGTATACGTTCACTGGGATCAAAAATTAAGTTGAATAATTTCTCTATCATGATACATCAGAAAAATTTAAGTCTAATTCGTCTCTCCTGTTCCTAGATCTAAGTCTTTCTGTCACATTTGTACTTCTACGTGATCTGTTGCGTGTAAATGCATCTGTTGACTGCATGATATCACCAGACATATAAATAATTAACAAACAAACAGCTACAATATTTTTAAGTGGAGAAAGCTCCATACTTATGCCAAAATGAGTGCAGAAATACCATGCGGAAAATTCATTAACGCTCCGGCATTCTGTCTTTTCGAAAATATTTCGAACATGATTTTCAACAGTATGTACAGAAATAAATAAATGATCGGCTACTGTTTTTTTGCACGCACCCCAAGCGATGAGTCTTCCCACCTGTGTTTCTCTTCTTGTTAGCTTAGCTCCAGCATTCATATCACTCCCCCCAGATATCTGATTTTTTAACTCTGTATTTGATGAAAACTTTCTCGATTGCTTCCTTCTCTTCTACGTCTGGAATAATTTTACCTGAAAGTCTTTGATACCATTGAGAGCGAGATGTAATTCCAAGCACATTTTTGATATCCTCTCTTGCTTTGCGGATATCTTTGTACGGAATCATGCCGTAACCTCTTTTAAAACTGTGGATGTTCTGTGTTTTGTTTGCCATATCTTTCAAAAAATAGTCTATATTTGCTATTTACAACTGTGCGTTAAATACGTACAATTGTACCGTTTAAAACGTACAGATGCAAATATAAAACAACTGTTTGATTATACCAAACAAATGTTTGATTAATTGATGTTAAAATGAGTGATATCTCCGACAGGATATTATATCTAGTTGAGAAAGAGGCAGGTGGAAATGCCGAAAAATTTGGCGAAATGACCGGGTTCTCCGGCCAGGCAATAAGAAATGTATCAGAATTGAAGAGAAACAGACCGAGTTTAGACCTGATAAAGTCTATACTTCAAACATGTGTTTGGATAAGTCCGGACTGGTTGTTATTTGGCAAGGAGCCATTACAAAGAGAAAAAGTAGACAATAGCAGTGCGCCCCCAGAATGGCTTCTGAAGCGTGTTGAAGAATTGGCGATTGAAAATAACGATTTGAAAAAAGAGTTATGCAGATTGGCCAACTCCAAAAAAAATAATGAACTCGATCATGTTAAAGAACATGATCCAGAATTGATATAGGTAGCCCGTTTGCAGACCAGTAAAATATAATCAAATGATAATCAGTATTAAAGATAGTCCGCCAGGTACCTCTTTTGTCTTTAGTTCGGTCAAATTGGCAATAGCCGGATTCGCTCTAAACCACGAGCACAAAGACTTCTCCTTATTTCGAAAAACCCACATTTGCCATAATGACGTAGACCGGTTGTATTACAACTGTGTTTTTCGCTCCAAAAATAGACCACAATGGTGAATCTAAGGATATACCTGCGTGAATATAAATCATCACCGGATGGTGTTGTATGGTTTTGTTTTTACATTAGAAGAGATAAGGTGCATTTCTCAGCAAAAGTAAGATGTCATAGCCGTGACTGGGACTCAAAGAAAATGCGAGTTAAATCTACTGACATCAATTCTGAAGATAAAAACAGGATAATTGAAAACATACGTGCACGCATTAATGATGTATTTGTAAGGTATCGACTACGTAATAAAACTCTCACTCGTGATGCCTTCCTACGTGCTTATAACAGGCCCTCTGATTATGCTACTTTTTTTGATTTTATCAATTCAAACAAGAAAAATATTAATTTCGGTAATGAGGTTACTACAAACTACACACATAAATCCGTTATAAATAAAGTCAAAGAGTGGCAACCAGATCTTCATTTTGATGACATTACCGAGGACTGGCTTAACAGATACTTTATTTATCTGAAAAAGGATCTAAAAAACTGTGACAATACAGTTCATAAGAATCTTACTATCTTCAAAAAATATGTGCTTGCAGCTTACAGAATGGGCTATATGGATGAAAACCCTTTTTCTGATTTCAAAATAAAGCGAGGTTCACCAAGCTATACTTATTTGACAGAGGATGAGTTAAAGATATTTATGGAAGCGTATAAAAACGGAGTCTTTGAAAGCAAGTATCACACTACACTGGAGTTTTTCCTTTTTATGTGCTTCTCTTCATTGCATGTAACGGATGCAAAAAATATGAGTTTAGAGCAATTCACCCAGGAATCATTTATATACTATCGTGTTAAAAATAGAAACTCAAAACCTGAACCTATTATGGTACCGGTATCAGAGCCTTTAAGAATTATTGTCAAGAATATAGTCGGAACAAGGAAAAAAGGAAAGATATTTCACAATCTGCCTGCAGATCAGACAATGAACAGATATTTGAAAGATATAGCTGCAGAATTAGAAGTGAAAAAGAAAATTACACATAAATCAGGGAGGCATACATTCGCAACATATTTTCTTGCTAAATCAAAAGATATTACTGCATTGCAAGAGATACTGGGACATAGCTCACTTTCTGAAACAATGATCTATGCTCACGTACTTGATGAATCAAAACAGGATGGAGTGAAGTACTTTAACGATCTTCTTTAACCTTTCTCAGAATAAAACTCGCCTTCAATAATTTCATCGAATCCGTCAATTGTAATGTTGCGCTCTAACTTACGACAGTAAAACTTTCGGTTATTAATGATAAATATATCCTTTGGATTGAGTTTTAGATTATTTGAAAGGAATCTGATTTTATAAACTGTGCTTCTGTCAATTTTATCACTCTTAGAATAGATTTCATTATCAAGAAAATTGAGAGATAAAGGATTAACGTATCGTCCGTTATAAGAGTCATAAAAATGGAACTTCTTGTCGGAGTACTTGACTCGTTCAGATATGGACCTGACAAAACTAAAAGGCATTGAAGTATTGCTGGCCGGCTGTGGCAGACCATCATCATATACTAAATTATAATTGCTCTTGTAAAATGCTAAAGTAATCTGCTGAGAATTACTTTTACTTTCATCAGAATAATGATTCTCACCAATTACATCCTGTATCATTGGTGATGTCAAATCTTCGCCTTCTGAAATAACCGGAGGATCAATGCTTTTTGCGACCGGTAATTGCCAGGACATGTACAGTAATTTATTGCCTGAATTAAAGTCGAACATATTCCATGGTTTTACATAAAATTCTGCGGGTATGATATCTAGTTCTCTGTCAAAATCATCAGTATCATTATTTATTAAAGGCTTATAGTCATTGACTGTTTTAGCAATCACCTTATTATTTTCTACATACTCGATAAATTGCATGGATAAACTTTTGTAAATTGGGTGGGTCCCTTTTTTTACTGCATCAACAGTTTTCAAGCTTATGTCATTTGCAATTTTTTCAATGCTTGCCTTATCAGTTGACTCACTGATGGAAATAACCGGAAAATCTTTAGTCAAACTTTCCGGTATGTCCTGATATTTATAATATAATGAGTCCGGCAGGTTATATTTAATATTCATTTCAGAACTCATTTTTTCATCGTTGTCATTTACAATTACTTCAAAATCATCAAGCATGATTAAATTATTCTCTGTTGCATCTACGTAATAATCGTGATTGAAAATGATGTTTGCAGTCATATTGTTATTATCTACAACCAGTGTACAGTCAAATATGCTTTCAATTTCT